CGCATCGTCCTCAGCCGGCGGTGTGCCTACATCTCCAGGAGGAAGTGGCTGTCCATCTGGACCCATTTCTGGTGGAGCATATTGAGGATTATCAATTTCATCGGCGATCTGCTTGTCGATCTGTTCCATATCTTCTTCTGTCTGATAAAGAACATTACGACGAATCCATTCGTGTGAGTAGTATTTGCCTGCATAGTCATCGACATCGCGAAGCATCGAGATACGATCGCGAAGGATCTCTGTGTTCTTCAGCTCAGAGAAATGGTTATCTTCTGTGAACTCATATTTAAAGTTGTATTTAAACTCTGACCAATCTTCAGAGGTAATAATACCCTTCAGAATCAGTTGCTTCTCAAGAATCTTATTGAAAACATCAGAGAATCTTGCACGAAGGCGAGTAATGAATTTAGAAAACTTAACTTCGTCGCGAGTGACTTCTGTGGCTCTTCCGAAGTTGAAAGCTTGTTCAGGATCAAGACGAGAAATAGGAACGTTCAGAGCTTTATAAAGCTTACGTTGGAAGTAAACGATATCGTCGATCTGACCGAGGTTCTGTCCACCTGGAAGAGTGGTGATTTCTGTACCCTTTCCGCCTTCACGACGTGGTAGCCAGAAATCTTCGAGCATTGTCATGTGCTTACGATCGTCGCGGATTTCTCCGGTTCCTGCATCGTACACTACCTTATTCTTGAAGCGAGTCATCACATCACGAAGATATTGCTCAGCTTTCATTTTTGGTAGGTTACCAACGTCGATATAGAAGATACGGCGTTCAGGTGCACGAGAGATACGATAGATGACCAATGAGTCTTCCATCGCCTTTAACTGGTTGAGTGGCTTGATAGCCTTTTGTAGGTAACCAAGAACCATGTCACCTTTAACGTTGACAAGGCCAGAAGATACGTTGATAATAGCGTCTGTGGCTATCTTAATACCTTGCGTAGTAGGATCTTGATAGTTTGGTTGTGTCGGTACTTTACCGAAACCATTCTCATTATAGATGTAGAACTCTTCGCCCTTTGCAGGAATAATAACGTTCGAGTCCTTGGCAGCCTTTCTTTTCTTGTAAGTTTTGACTTTACGAAGCTTGCGAGGATCTACGTAGCGTAGTTCTTGAATGCCTTCTCTTGGATTTTTCTCGTCGATCATCAAGTGATAGAATATTCTACCGTCGACATACCACTTGCGGAAAATTTCATAGGCGTGCTGATTAAACTCGAGCAGCTCGAGCACAGTATCAAACTCATCGAGGATAAGTTTCTTGACTTTGTCTGGTTGCTTTAAGTCGTCAAGATTTAAAGATACGACTTCTTTTTTGGGATCAATTACAACAGCTTCGTTGATAATATCATCGACAGCAAGTTCGATGTCTGGATGCTGAGCCATCTCTCTATACTTCGAGACGAGCTCTGACTCGGTGCGAATGGCACCTTCCATATCAACATACTGGCCATAGGCTCCACCTTCGGCAAGAACAAGAGCTCCATCATCGTCCTGTTTTGGGGCAAATGATGGAAGCTCTTTTTCTTCTTGCTTTCTTTTAATTTCAAAACCAAATAACTCGGCCATGGGTTCTCCAATTTAAATAACGAAAAAAGTAAAGGGAATGATTACCCTTTACTTATTAATCACCGCCGGCGTCGCCTGTCTGTCCGACCTTACCAACTGACCAGTAGTCATATTGGAATGTCACCTGGAACAGTTCGATCTGATCAGTCGTCGACCAATCGAGCTCGATCGGGCTGATATTACTTGGGAAGATTCCGTTAAAATCATAAGTACGGATCTTCGTACCATCTTTACCAAACTGAGTGACTGTGGCCTGAGACTTATATCCAGGGCCAATTTCTCTGACGTTGCGCTGTAGACGATTGATCTGATTCGACCATTCTTCCATGGCATTCCGAATCAAGAAGTCTTCATCGTTCATGATCGTGACTGTCCATTCGGCGAATGTTCTATCACCAGCTAACTTCATTTGACGACCAAAGTAAAACACTGGAATGACTCCAAGATCAGAGCCAGGCAGCTGAGCTGCCTGACACATGAATCTTGTTTTTCGATCTCCATCACTGTTCGCGGGATTTGAAATATCCACTTGGAACAGATTTTGTCTTGCACCGCCAAATTGTAGCTGGCTTCTCATTTCATTGATATTAAAAGCCATTTACTTTCCTCCTACGTTTATTTTTATTTATTAGAACTGGCCAGCGATTTCATTGAACTCGACACCAGATCTGACGGCGACGAAGTTTAGCTGAATGAAGTTGATCGACTTAGCAGGCTTAATGTAGATGTCTCCAACAAAGCGATTGCTGTCGATAACTTCAGCAGTATTATTCGTCTCGTCACAAACCACGCGGAAGTCAAAGATTCCACGACGACCTTGAACGTCGCGAAGATATGGTTCAACTAGATTTACAAACTGTGATCTTGTGAAATCGTCGTTGAATTCAAATAGCGTAGAGTTTGAAGCTGTTGCAATCGCCTTTTCAAGAACAATAAACAAGCGACGTACGTTAATACGGTCGAATGCACTTGCACGACCGAGGAGAGTCTTATCTCCGTAGAGTACTGTGCCTTGACCCGGGAATGTCACGATTGGATTGACATCATTCTTATACAGAAGATCTCTTTCAGTTTTTCCAGGGCTGAATGCCAACTTCACGAGGTTTTTAATTTGACCGCGAGTAAATCCAGCAGGAGAGAACCAAGGATCTTTCAGGCTATCACTGCGAGCAGTAATACCAGCAATATCTCCGTTCAAAGGAATGTAGCGATATACGTCAGCATACTTGTCGTACTGATACTTGTAACCAGAATCGAGGAATGCATATGAAGTATTACGCAGAAGATTTCTGAAATCTACGATGTTCTGAGCTTGTGCGTTTTCTGTTGCGATACCTACAACATCAGAGTATGCAGGAGAAACGAACACTACGCAATCCTTACGAACTTCTGCAATGTTGTCGATCAGATAGTTAGCTAGCTGAACATCGTTTGTTCCGATTGCTTTCCCTTGAAGAATAAGAGAAACATCGACTGTACTTGCATCTGCGAAGAGATCGTATGCAGCACCAACGGCTGCCATTGAAACAGTACTTTCTGTCGCGCCGTCTGTTCCGCGAACGAACGACTTCGTATAAGTCGTCGTATTGGTCGAGTTAGCAACGGTTGAGAGAGTATTCGAAGCAGCACCTGAGCGATCGTTTGTAGCCCAAATCCAGCGTGAGAAGTCGTTGATCGCTGTCTTATAATAGTTAGTTGTACCATCTTCTTTCTTGGCATCTGTGGCGCGCGAAAGGTTTTGGTAGATTTCAAGAACTTGACCAGGTGTTCCGCTGATTAGACCATCTTCGTCAACCACAACAACTGAAACTTCGTCTTTCGTAGAAAGTCCGGCGTTTGTCATCGCTTGAGATACACCTGGAGCAGAATCTACGGTGTTGAAGTATTCCCATTGACGTGTCAAAGAGTTTGCGCTGAAGTTAGTTGACTTGTTCCAAGTTGAATCAAAAACAATATTAAAGAAGATATTTGTACCATCGTCGGCTTGTGCGCCTTTTGAGGTGACCTTCATATTCTGCTTACCAATAGTAGTATTACCAACTTCTACGAAGTCACCAACTGTTAGCTTGTCTCTTACTGCAGTAACTGCAAGACGTGCTTGAGCGAGCGTAAGGCCAAGATCAGTCGCTGATTGTTTTGTAAAATATACGTCTGAGTTAGCTGCACCGTTCGAGATGGCAACGTTTGCTCCACCAGATGTTAACGAGAGAGTAAAGCCGGTTGTATTCGCTCCAGTAATGAAGTACGATGTACCTTCTGATAAACCTTGAATGCTATTCGCGGTCGAAGAAGAGCCCTTTGCATACCATACTGCATCGCCATTCGTAAACAGTGTATTTGCGGTTGCAAGAGAGATAAAGTTAGCTGATACGCCGTTCGATCCAACTGTTCGTGCTGTCGTAGCAGCTGCTACACGATCTGCGAAATCGTCGTTAGACCATACGAAGACAACGTTAGCAGTATTGCTGCCGACTGAAATCGATACATTCGCTGATGTAAGATCTGCAAGAGCATATGCGTTTGCAGTTGTTGAACCGTAAGAAGTATTGGTTTCGAATGTAATTGTTTCAGAAAACTGTCTATCGCTATCGCACATTGAAACTTTCAGAGAGTTACCGAGTGCACCAGGATAACGAGCTACAAACTCTGTTCCTGTAAATGTTGCATTCGCTGCACCTTTGTTTTCGAATTCTTCGGAGTTTCTAACAACTACGTTTGATGCAACGACTGCAGCTGTATCACCAGCATAAGCAGAAAGAGTCGTAGTATTTGCAAAGAATGAAAGAACCGCAGAAGCGCTTGTAGTAGCTGCTCTCGAAATAGTAGTAGTGGTATTGGAAACCGCCGTAACGAAGGTATCATCGGGAATGCCATCGCCTTGTACGAGATTACCAACTGTAAGGCCAAGAGCCGCGCCGTTCGATGTGGCAAGCGTAGTATTACTACTAAGAGTAACAGTCGCTGTATTAGAGAAACCTGTTGTATTGGCAGCACGCGAAACATATAGAGCATTGCCATAAGAAAGGAAGTTTGCTGCTGTATAGAAAGTTTCGTAGTTGTCCGAGGTCGGTTTACCGAAGCGATTTGCGAGTGTATTTTCTGAATCTACAAGAACGAACTTTCCGACTGGTCCCCAACGAAATACTCCGCCAAAACCTCCGACCGTAGTCGCAAGTGCTGGAACAGTAGTTGTAAGATCAATTTCGGAAACATTGATTCCTGGGCTGACTTGAAACGCCATTGTTATCTCCCTTTAAAGGTTAGTCATGTAAGTTGCATTTGCTTTATTTATAACTTCAAAAAATTAGGAGATCTGTTAACAAAAGCTTTCGGTAAGCGGATGTTTAGTCGTTCCCTAGCAGAATCTAAATTCTCAGATAGTAGTTCATCATAATTTTCGGCTAATAGAAACTTAGCCCTTTTGCCATTTCGATACGCTTCATACACCATTCGAATTCGAGTAAAAGCTTCAGAAGGATGTCTTATCAAAAGTGTGAATAAGATACTTAAACTAATTACTAACCATGCAAGCGAGCGTGTTTGTGCATAAGAAAACATGATCATGCACATTTCTCCTTCTGCAGTCGTAGGATAATTTGTTAAAATGTGCCATATATCATGAGTATCACGGTATCTTCTTGCCATCCAACTGTAAGGATGTTTAGCTTCAATCCATTGATCAGCAGCATTTTTTCTACTCATTGCTACAATAGCTAATCGATGGTGCTGAAAACAATCAGCAGCTGCTTTGCCAACAGATTTTTCAGGCCTATTCACAAGACCAGGCAAATATTCTGATATTTCTTCAGACTTATATGCCATCTCTCCGCCCGTTCGAGTTTCGAGCATCTTTTTATATGTGTACTTTAGAGAAGGACCGCTGCCATGGCGTACTACTTGTAAAATAAAAATTAAAGCTTTTCCAGGATTATTCAGTGCATACTTCATGGGTTTAATTAATTTTCTGAGATTAAGTCCGTATTCATCTTTCATATCAAAAGTTTCCTTCAAAGAATCCCATCTTCTTGGCAACCCAGAAATCGTCTTTTGGTCCACCGTCGAAGAGTGGTTCGTTTACTTCTTCGTCATGTGCATCATCGCCTGTACTCATCAGTCCAAATGGTAGCATCTGTTGCTCGAGCATCTTCTCATTCTGCTCATAGATTTGCATACGAATATCAACATTCGTAATTTCTTTGAGATAAGGCTGCGTAGTCAACCAAGCAAAAAGAACACAGCACATTGCCATATCATCGTTACCGTCTTCTGCTTCGTATGACTGATTGCCCTTTAGACTGTTCTTCAGTGAGAATCGAGTCAACTCATAGATAGTGTCATAATCATAGATTAAGAACTTATCAGATTCTACAAGAGTCTTGAGTGTGGCGCAGCCAACTCTCTTGACTTGCTTCGTAGTCTTGACACCATAGTGAGTCGTCGTAGCAAATCCACCTGACAGACTTTGTCCTGTTCTGCCGTTATTTGCAGTCACGAGCACACCGTCATACTCAAGATCATAGTGTAAGATGTCAGCCACCTGCTGACCAATATCGTTTGTTTCGACAAGAACAAGAGCATCGTTATATTTGATGGCCGCATTATAGATAATGTTCGGATAGATCATCGGCGATATTAAGTTGTTTCGATATGTTGCCACCTGTCGATAGGGCATCGTCGATACGTTGACGACAATGAAAGCAGAATAGTCGGCTCCGGCTCCTCGAGAAGTATCAACTACAATAGCATAGATTGTATCTGGTTCTGGCTCTTCATAGATCTTAAGCCCTCCATCTGCAGATGCAATCGGATGTTTATAGACCATATTACGAAGTTTGGTAGGATGGATCAGAGTGTTAGAAGATCCAAGGAACTCGCACTCATATTCTTGTCTGAACTGTTCTTCAGACGTATTACTGATCGTCTGTTCTCTCCATGCTTCGTCGCGGCCAGGAATCTGTGACCAGTGAACATCGACACGAGCATAAGCATTTCTACCCTCTTCAGACTCTGTCCAAATGCGGTAAAACATGTTCATACCGTTCGGCGTCGAAGTCACGAGAACCTTCGAACTTTGACCAGATGAAATGGTAGGATATACCGAAGCGAAGAACTCGTCTTGAATGTTGGTCGGAACGAAGGCAAACTCGTCGAGATATACCATGTTCTGAGACGTACCACGAATAGCAGAAGATGAGGTAGCCGAGGCAAGGATTTCAGATCCGTTCTCGAGCTTAATGTTACCCTTGTTCCATTCGGTAACACCCATCTGAAGCCACTTCGGTAGGTGTTCGAACATCAACTGAATACGACCAAGGATTTCTCGAGCCTGTCTGTCTTTATTGGCCAAAATAGCGATCGAGTATTCTTCGTTGAATACGATCTTCCAAAGCAAGTAAGCGGCAACAGTAGTCGTCTTACCAACCTGACGAGGCATCTTACAGATTACAAAGCGATTCTCTTCGAATGCGAGGATCATTTCCTTCTGGAATTCCCAGAGCGGGAACATGATCAGACCCTTATCGATGTTTACGATCTTACAATAAGTTAAGATAAAGTAGATCGGATCCTCAGAGCATTTGATATACTCTGCGACTTGTTCGGGAGTATACTCGACCTTTGTATCTGCTCTCTTAAGTCTCGGATTACCGAGATAGTTTTCACTCGCCATCTTTGTGCTGCTTCAGATATTTTTGTAACTCTGCAGTCGAACCTACGAAAAGATTGTTTGTGACTTGCTGAGGAGAGGCCGAAGGATCATCTTCCATGATCTTCTTCTTTTTCGCCTGAAGATCAAGTAAGTCCTTGCTGGCTCCAACCATCGTGCTCATCATGGTAGCCAAAACTTCATACGCTCTTGGATGCTGGCTCTGTTTGGCCACATCCATCAAATCAAAGAGTGCTTCTTGACCCTTATTGATGACTTCCATCATGTTCTCGCGAGCATACTCAAAATCTGCCGAGACTTGAGTGCTCATCTTCTTTTCGATCACAGCTGGTAAGTTATCGCCAGAGGCGATGTTTAAAAATTTATCAAGTTCATTGCTCATTAGATATTCTCAGTAATTGTATTAATAATGGCATAGTCATCTGTACTTATAATATCTTCATATGAAATACTTAAAGCAGTGTTGGTAGTAGGTTGTCCGTTCGCTGTGAGTCCAGGGCGTGAAGTCACTACTATCGTATTCGCTGTGCTATTAGTATTTCCTGTCGCAACATCTTCTGGAAATCTAAATACAGTTTCAGCATGTTTAATTAGTTTTGATTTCTTCGTTGGTCCATACAAGTAACCTTTCATCGTAAAGCTAAGCGTCCAGATCAGTGCTCTTCTTTGTTCAAAGCTACCTTCATATTCATCTTGAGAAGTGATACTATTTAGAATGATAGGAATGTCTCGAGGGCCATCGACTTCAGGAACAAGATTGACACTCACTGTAAAATCAGGAGTAAAGTACGGAACTATTTGCTCTACGATACGAGTGCCATCTTCGGCGTTCTTGACCAAGATATTCATCTCGAATTGCATGTCATATGGAACAGGTTGATACTGATATTTGACTTCGTCATCTGTGCCGGCAGTGGTAGATTGTTTCGTCAGCTTATTCAGAGTATTCAACTTACGAGTAGGATCATACTCCATGGTCGTCATTTCGAAAGAAATACGAGGAAGAATAATACCAACTTGATTATCGAGTCTTGGACTTTGCTCGAGTCTTGAAAGTACTTTGTCTTTTGGGCCGTATGTCAAAGGAACTTTCAGAGTCTGAAGCACTTCTCCGGCATTGCTCAAGCGATTAATATAGATATCGTTAAAGACAGTTCCGAATACGATGATGTATTTTCTTAAACTATCATGATTCCATGTTCTTCCAAACATTATACTTGTCCCTCACTAAACGGATCGATTTGCGTCCAGTCAAGGATACTGTCCCCGTCTGTTTCAAACTCTATATTATCTTCGAATGCATCTCCGGCTTGTGTGCCAAAATCATAGCTGCCTTGTATGATTGGATTTCCTTCTTGAGTAACCAGAAGTAAACCGTCATTCGTCAAGATTCCAAACTCGTCGAGGCTGAGGCTACTCAATTTCTCGATACTATCAATGGCTTCGATGCCAGTATTTAACTGCTCACTGCCATATTCAAACATCTCGCAAACGAGATCATACATCTGAATAGCACCCATCTGATAGAAGACAGGAGTTTTATTGACGTATTTGACATACATCAAACGATCTGCCATAGCAAGATAAATGAGATCACCTTCTTGAGGACGATCGATCATTTCTACTGAGCCAATCTCATTCATAAAGTTACGAACGGACACGGTAAATGTAACCTGATCTCTGATTTCAAGACCAAACTTCGACAAGAATTGTCCGTCACCTTCATAACTCTCATAACTACGAATATACATGTCAATTAAGTAAGAACTGTTGTACTGTGATAATGCATCTTCTTCGTAGACTTCGTCTTTTTCTACGAGTGTACGAGGACAGTAGAATACATCATGCCCATAAATTTGAATAGACTCGAGAACCAGATCTTCAATTAAGACCTGCTCTTGGCTATTTGTAAAGTTGTTGAAATAGAAATTGGTCGACATGTATTATCCAATCATATCGAGAACCGGCAGAGAATAAGAAGAAATCATCTCGTCTTCGAGTTTTTTTCTTTCGGCTACGGCATCATCGTAGATTTTCTCTCCGTTAAACTGCACTCCACCAGGTAAAGACATTCCAGTAAACTTTGTAAGGTTTGATCCCCATTGTTCTTTAATCAGAGTCGTTGCGTAGTTCTGAAGCCAACGATCGTTATAAGCATCTGTCCATGTTTCTGGATCAATGACTTCGTAAGCTTCGACGAGTAAGAATTCGCCGACAGCAACTGTGTTCCAATCCATATCAACGTGCAGTCGATCTTTATGACGAGAATAACGAATAGGTTGTTTACCGACAAGGAGCTCATTCATCAAAGCAAGGTGTTCCATCACCATGTAGTATGGAACAAGCGACACGTTAGTCAGAGTGTAGAGGTCGTTGAGAGCGATCTGATATCGAATATTAAAGAGGTCGTCAGAGCGAATCGAAGGATCACCCATCGAGAAGATGCTGACAGCACCGATGATATTCTCTGGAAGAGTGATATACTTATTAGCCACATCAGTTTCCGTGATAGCATGTTTATAGTATACTCTTTCTGAACCATCAAAGTGATAGTCATACCAGTAACGAAGCGCTTCGTCGACGCGATCATCGACTTGATCATCGTCGACGTTAATCTCAATGACTGGTTTGCCGAGCTTCCGAAGGCAATACTCTTTAAATGTTGCTTTGGTGGTAGGAATGGCCATCGAATACCTCTTTATTATATTTATGTGTCTGGCTATTTATAAGCCGTATAAATACAACAAGTACAACATGAGGACTTGAAATATTATGAATTTAGACTTGATGATTATTGATAATTTCTATACAAATCCCGATGCTGTTAGAGCCTATGCTTTGACCCAAGAGTTTGATGTAACTGGCAACTATCCTGGCAAACGAACTCAATCTTTTCTGACAGACGATGTTAAAGCATGTATTCAGTACTGGATGAATTTTGCTGGTAACATTACCAACTGGTACGAAGACTCAGGTTATACCGGAGCTTTTCAGTATGCCACAGCCCAAGATCGTACCTGGATTCATTGTGATCATACGAGCATGTGGGCAGGAGTATGTTACTTGACTCCTGATGCACCGCTATCGAGTGGTACTGCTATGTATCGGCACAAGGAATCAGGAGAATGGCGATCGCATGAAAACCTTTACGAAGGATACGACTACACCAAATGGGATAAAGTAGATTCGATAGGCAACAAGTATAATCGGCTTATTCTTTATCGTGGAGATCTCTTCCATGCTAGCCTCGACTACTTCGGCAAAAACTTATATGACGGGAGATTGTTCCAGACATTCTTCTTTGATACGGAGAGATTCTCATGAAGATATGTAAGGTAATATGGTCGACGAATCGACTCGAATATTTGATTCCTACTCTAAAATCACAGCGTGATATGCTAAACTTTGAAGGATGTGAAGTCGAAGGCATCTTTATTGATGATATGCCAAAAGGTCGCCATGATGGTACGATGTTCGAGCTAGCCAAGAATTTTGGCTTTACTGAGATCTTCCTACATCAGCAGAATATGGGTTTACCATACGTATGGAATCGAACCTTCGAATTGTTGAGAGAACGAGATTATGATTACGTTTATCTATCTGAAGATGATGTGACGTTCAACTGTCCGATTCGAATGCTCGACATGACTCAGATTCTTCACGACTATCAAAAAGTTTCTCAGGTATGTTTAACAAGGCAAAAATGGTATGATTTTGAAGAGGAAACACAGGCTTATGAAACAGACATTACATTCGGAAAATATCGCGGCGAACTTTCTGAGGCATATTTTTGGAGTTTGGCGAGTATTTTTCCTCGCGCGATAGTAGATCTTCCACATGCCGAATCAGTAGGTGAGAAAAACTTAAGCGAGTATGTTGTAGCGAAATCATTGCAGCAACTTGGCATGCAAACTTGTAAGCTCAAGACCGAAGAAGGCCATAACATCGTAAATCATATCGGCGAATATAGCATCGGTAAGAGGGCAGAACCAGGAGATCCTCGTTATGAAGATTTCGCGTCATATGATCCTGAAACGAAATATAGCTCAAAGCACGGAACGAAGTGGGTTTAATCAAAATTGAATTATACTGGCGTCATAATTATTATAAATATAAGTAAATAATCTGTGGGATAGGGAACCAGATGACACCAAATAACTTTCGCGTTAAAAACGGGTTAACCGTAGCGAATGGCGTAACAATATCGGCAGGCAACGTCGTAATTACGAGCGGTCAACTCGTTATTGGTGCGACTGCGATTAACGCTACCTCACTGAGTGACGGGGCCAATAACGCATATTCCAATGCAGTCACTTATACCGATACAAAGATTGGAACTGCCAACACAGCAATGGTAGCCAATGCCGGTGCAGCTTATACGAATGCCATTACAATTGCTGCGAATGCTAGCAATCTGACTTCTGGTACAGTGGCATTTGCTCGATTGCCTTCATTGTTTGTTGGAACAACGACGATTCAGTCGACGAGTGCCGCGCAAGCAGTCAGTGGCATTACAACTCTTGCTGCTGGTAACACAACGATCACTGGCGATATCACAGTTTCTGGTAACCTCACTATCAATGGTACCACAACGAATATAAATTCTACAAATCTTCTTGTAGAAGATAAAAATATTATACTTGGTGATGTGACTACTCCAAGTGATGTCACTGCCGATGGCGGTGGTATTACTCTGAAAGGTGGTACCGATAAGACATTTAACTGGGTTGATGCAACTGATAGTTGGACATCTTCCGAACATTTAGATATTGCAACTGGTAAAACCTATAGGATCAATGGTACTACTATTGCTAACTCTACGGCTTTAGGTACTGGAATTCTTGCATCGTCTCTTACCTCTGTAGGCACTTTAAGTTCTCTTACACTCGGCGGAGCTTTATCTGCGAATGGTGGAGTAGGAACTGCCGGTCAGGTATTAGCATCGAATGGAGCGACTGGTTCTCCATATTGGGTAACAGCAGTCGGTCCTCAAGGTGCTCAAGGCGCAACTGGTGCAACTGGTGCTCAAGGTGCTACTGGTGCAACCGGTGCTCAAGGTGCTACTGGCGCACAAGGTGTTGCTGGCGCGCAAGGTGCTCAAGGACTTCAAGGC